AAGTAATACATATTACCATTAGTGGGACTCTTAAAAAGTATACGCTTAAGCTGATCTGTTTCAAAACCCATCTGGCTAGTAAGTAGGGAAGACGGTAAGTTTGCACTGGTGTCCTCCTTCTTATAATTTGGACCCGTTAAATTAGTCCCCATATTTTACCTTTCATCCAAGGAATCTGTATTAAAACTTCTTTGATCCAGACTATCAACATAATCCACACTCGGTGGACGCTCATCAAGACCATCTGGGGTAGTTATCTTGGCCAAGTCCGAACTTTGCAAAACCGACTGTATTACATATTGATTACTTGCAGCATCGATCTCGATGCTTGTTATCCAACCTACTCTGTCTTGACCATCCGTAAAGATATCATCATTAAACGTAATACAATCTAAAAGTTCCGTACCAACCGTAAATTCCGTGATCGGAATATTGTATGTTACTATGTCTTTCTGTCGAGTCGACCAATAAGCCAAGAAATTAAGGTATTTCCAGGCCGAACTACTTACAGGGTTTGTTGGCTCATCTTTAAAAACCCCATCATCGATAAACCAAGGCAATTCCGAGGCCTGGACCGTGGCCAATTGAGTAACATGATTATCAACATAAGATTGACTACAGCTAGTCCAGACGCTACTTGCATCACTCCAATTGTCCGTAATACTTGTTGTCCCATATGCCCCTGTTACATAATTATGCCATAGGTAATTAGTCGGTACCGGAAACCCTCCAGTTGCATCAACTGATGATACATTGATAAATCTTGTGTAATTCTTACTTCCTGGATCATAATTATAAGATAATTGAAAAGAATTGTATATCTGGCTAAAGTCCGTCTTCTCGAGATTACTTATAGAACCCTCTATTATTAATAGGCTATTATGCAAAGTACTCTTACCTCTATCAAAAGTAGGAGTAAAAGTAGCATTAGGTGATGCAGGACCTCCTAACCAAGCATTCAGGGCTCTTTGTCCCTTACGATTACCATATAAACCAATAAAAGATTGGGAACATATCTCATTGAGGTAGTTTATTGCATTTTGCTGATCGGTAACAACACGTCCAACTTCCCAAGACCCGCGTGTCTGGGGTATATTACCATAATCAATAAGCTTTTTATTTATTCCATCGTAATCCTCCATGATATGCATGATGGTATGGTAAATATCATCTGTCTTCTGTAATGGATCTGTATCATCAGCTCCTGTAAGTTCCCCTTCAACTCGAGCAAATAAATCACCAGATACCGTATCTATTGTCCTCACGCCCATCAATGCTATTTCTTTAATGCCAACAGAAAAAGTATTACCCCAGTTAGCATTTGCATCTCCAGCAATTCCTAGTGCAGTAAAAAGTGTTCTAGCATTAAAAGGTATCTGGCATTCTATATACCTTATGTAGTCACTCTTTGTAAGATCGTCTTTAGTAGTGTTCTGAATTAATGCCCCAGTCTGGGGAGTATTACCAAGATTAGTCGGGTTAAAGTCGAATAACATGTTATAAGCAACGCTAGAATTGGCCGCTTTACTTGCTACTCCAGAATTATTTAGGAAAAGACTAGTTACATCGGTAAATGGTACTCCTGAATAATAATCATTAGGTAAGAGATTGATATTACCGTTAGCAATACATCTGGTTATAGCAGCAGGAGGATTATAAGATAACCCAGGAAATGATAATAACCCCCTAGAATCAAATAAACTGTATTGTAGAGCACCTATCCTGCAATCACCAGTCCCTCCAGACACGTTTACATCTACCAAGAAATAAATTCGGTCATAATCATAAGGTAAAGGTTGATTTAAATCATATTTAACACAAATTGCAAACACTGGATTATTTAAAGATAGAGTAAAGCTAACTTCATTTACCCTATTATGGTCAATAAAAAGAGGAAAAATATTACCATCTGTTATTTTACATGACGTACCAGGCTGTGCATGTCCATCCACGTAGATTATTCCAGGTACTATTGTACTTGGATAACTAAAATCTGTACCAGGATTGGCATTAGTAGGTATCAAAGGATTTGCAATAAGTTGACCAAAAGTACCCACTATCCTTATAGCATTACCTATTCCTCCTCCAGGAGTACTTCGTAAGCAAACCAGTTCAATAGGGTAATTTATAAGCTCTATCTTCTGGATTTTACCGTCTGTAGTAGCAGTGTTAGTCGTAAGACTTACGGTGTTACCTGTCGAGGACACTGAAACAAAAGAACTTACATCTATATAAGAGTTAGAGTTACTGTCCCAAGACCATAAACTGTACCCAGACGCTCCTTTAACCAATTGTGCGGACGTATCTATGTTGCCTAGGAAATTATTGGTAGAAACTTGAGTCTCAATTGCATAAGTTGATACTTTAAAGTACCAAGTATTTGGACTCGAGTGAGGTCCAAATTCCCCGGCTTGAGTAGCACTTGAAAAAGCATAATAGGCATACCTGTTGACCTTTGACCAATCAATAGTCGATGTAATTCCTTCGTTGGAATTAAAATTTGTTTCTGTAACTATGCTTTTATTACTGTCTACAAGCAAACTATCCAACGTCACCATCGTCATATAAAACTTTGCAGGCGAAGAAGGATTTATAACAGGGGGAAATGTAGTCGCAGTATTATCAACAATCCTGTAAATCTGATCTTTATCTACATTTTGACCAACAATAGCATTAAGGTATTTTCCTTTAAGCCTCGAATCACTAGCGGTAAATTTAACAGCTCCAGAATGTAGTAAATACAATTGGCTCAACTGATTATCGGTAGCGTTAGATATTATCCTGTATTGATAAGCGGGTATTGCGTAAACAGGATTACTTTCGTTATCGTAATCCAAGATCTCAAAAGTATTTTGATCATTAATTTTTATAATAGGACTGAAAGACACGTCACCAAAAACAATAGGTATTGTTATCTCTTCAGCAGTCTGGTTAGTTCCAGGTATCACAGGAGCCGAATTATTAGAATTAACATTAAGATTTATAACTTGTTCCGAAATTAACCCAGATGCATTAGTCTTGACCACTTGCTCTTTAAAAGGAGGCATAACCTTATGTATAGTAGTAGCATCATCCTTACATTGTATTTCAAAATCAGTGTCCGTATAAGGATTGTTACTTACTCGGCCTTGCCATTGCTTCCAAAAAACATCATCAATAACCACGTAAAAAACAACAATCGAATTGGATAATATTATGTTGTTGTTCTTGCAGAATTCCCAGAAATAAGAACCAATTATCTTATCTCCACGAAGCTTAAACGAAAAAGAAGCATCATTACCGTAAGAGCCTCCAGACGTTATATCTATTGACCTTACTGCATTGCCATCAATGCCATCTTTAACTATAAAATCTTGGTAATAAACATGAGTGTTATTGTTATTAGATATAGGTAATCCAGATAAATCGATCTCATCAGGACCGTAGACTGGGACTACTGTATGTCCATCATATTGAGGCCTATCAGTAACAAATCTAAATACTCCATTTACAAGGCCGTGATCGGTATCAGTAAGAGTGGAATTATTAAGTTTTATCTCTGCAGCGTAATGGATTTTTGATCCTGGAGTATTATAAGTTATTATTATTACTCCTTGACAGCCATCCCCACCATTAATACTTATTCCACCAGACCCAGCACCACCATAAGCAAAACCGTCCGCAATACTTACATTATCAGTATTACCACCATGACCAACAAGTTTATAAGTTATACCTTGTAAACTAGTTAAATAAAGGAAATTATCACTGTATCCTCCAAGACCTCCTCCATTACCTCCATAATATCTGCTGCTTCCTCCAGCTCCTCCAGGGCCTATGCCCCCTCCTGCTCCTCCACCACCAGATATATAATTTTGCTCACCAGCAGCTCCGTCTCCACCTTTATAAACAACATCTCCTGTACCACCTGTACCACCAAATCTATTATTGGTACCACCATGGGCAAGGATTTGTCCGTTATTAAATGACGTATCGAAACCATTATGACCAAGACCTGATGTAGTAGATCCAGCAGCACTTCTACCTACTTGTATAGGTACCGATGTACCAGATATATAAGGTATTGTCGATCGAGCATATTCCCCGCCTCCTGCTCCTACCCACCCGCTATTACCTTTCGGACCCCCTGCTCCTCCACCCACACACTCCACAATAATAGGAGACCCATCAGTTTCCACTCCAGCCCAAGATGTAGCATTGTAATCTTCAATCACTATCTTCTTAATTGACATATTATATCCTTATAAAACTTGAGCGAATGTTATCTGGAATTTCCATTCGAGGACGCTCATCATACCCAGGTCCTTAAAGTCTATTATCTTAACCAGATACGGGTAAGATCCACTCTTACGACCGAAGGGGTACTGAACCCCAGATATTGCTGGTAAACTGATTGTAGAGCCTCTTTGAGTGCGTATATAAGACCTTAATTGGGCCATCTCATTGTTGGTCAAAGTAAAGGTACCAGTAAACTTACCTATGTCCGAGTCTGAATCCAAGTTGTAAAAATTATTGCGGTAAGAACGATAATGATTATTGGTATATTCCGCATCGGCCTGGTAAGTTACATCGAGAAATCTTAAATGAGGAAGGGACCCAGAACCCACAAAACTGGGAGAGACAGCTGCCAGTCGCATAGATAATCCAAATCCCTTCCAAGACCTTTGAGCACGTTGATCTATGCTCATAACATTGCATAATAAGCCATTGTAACTAGGATAAGATGAAATTGGAGAATTGTAGTTAACGTCTTCCCCGAAAATATGCTCGGTTGAATTAAAATCAGTTACGAAAAATCTATTGGATACAACTGGATTTTCTCTATTGGTCTCAAACATGTTAATTATGTCATTAATGGTAATTTCAGTTCCGTAAAACTGTATATTACACTCATACTTATCAGATAAATACCCTCGATCTGTACAAACATAATTTCCTGATGACAGTTGTGTCCAAGTAAGAGCTAACTGGGTGTCTGGCTGAAACCCTTTCATGATCTTTACCCTAGTATTATAAAATCCATCTGAAAAAATCATTCCAGACTCCTAATTGTATAATGTTACTCCAGCCATCTTACCTCGGGCTTGCAAGGTCCTAATAGCGGAATGGACCGATTTAACCGTTTGCTCATGCGTCGCTTGGGAAATCTTAGAAATAGTCTTTTGACTTACATCCCCAGATACGTTAATCGTAGGCCCATAAACATGTAAGGTATTACTGTTATCATTAGTAGTGCTGCTATTGGATATCATACTTGCAAGAGCAGGATTAGGGTGTGCTGGATTATAGACTATTTCCCCTGGCATGAGCGTGGCCGGAACCGAGTCCACCCCAGGAATGCCTCCAGTAACAACTCCTCCATAGGCCATGGGCTTGGAAGCAATAATAGCCTCTTGAGCAATACCTGCTGCAATAGTTAATGCCATCAAGGCAATGTTTACAGGTGGGTAAGGTGTTGCTGTAAGAGCCTTAGTCGCACCAACTGCAGTGTTAATTGCAGCTTCACTCATTGCAATTGCTTTCATCACTCCAGCATTGGCGTGAGAAGCTTCAGCTATTATTTGTAAATTTCCTAAAGCCGATTCAGCCACTCCTCCATACATCTCAGTCTTCATCTGGAGCTCATTTACTGTAATAGCCTTGATCTCTTCAGCATGTTGTTTTTCTAGCAATATCGTACTAGCTCCAGTTTTCTTAGCAAGATCTATCTCTTGCTTATGCTCATCTTTAAGTAATTTTAAACGACCTTTAAATGTTTTCTGATCCTCTTTAGTTTGGGCTTTACGTATAATTTCCCAGCCCGCCATCCTATCTTCCTCTTGCATTTTAAGTATTACTTCATCGGCCTTACGTTGACTTTCTTTTGCCTCTTCATTCTGTTTCTCTATTTCTTCCCGTTCTTTTTCTTTGGCCTCACCAGCTTTTTTAATACCATCACGGCGCATTTTTTCTACTTCTTCTTGAGCCTTCTTTTCCTCTTCAACCTTTTTCTTTGCATCAACAATAGCTTTTTTACGTGCAGCCTCAGCCTTAGCCTCATTCTCTTCCTGTTGCTTTGCAGCCTTATTTTCAGCAATAGCTCGATCCTTTATGGCCTTTTGGCTATCCTCATAAGATTTTATTTCTTTTTCCCTCTTAGCAATATTTGCTTCTAACTCTTTACGTTCATCAGCTAAACCTTCTTTATTATGTATAAGAGAGTCCAAATACTTCTGGAACCCCGTCTTATTCTTATCACTCATTCCAGCTTGAATTGCTTCTACTTTAAGTAATTCAGCCTTTGACCTTGATAAATCATCTGTAGCATTCTTGTTATCTTGTATAGCCTTAGCATCTTTACCTAAACCAAATAAAACTATACCAAATTCCTTATTCCATTCTTTTAGTGTAAATCCAAATCGATCCCATCCATCCTTAGACTCTAAGATAGCATCCGCTTGATCGTGGAATTTACCATTTAAAAGTGTAATAACAGAATCTATCTTCTCCATGGATCCAGATGCACCTGCAATAATACCAGGGACACCACGCATAGAATGACCCTGGCCTTCAATGGCCTTAGTAACATTATTTGTAGCGGATACTAAATCTATGCCTTGAGCTGCAGCATAGTTAAGAATTGCAGGAGTAAGCTTTTTTATTTGTTCTTCGGTAAGATGGTTCATAGCAAGATGCGTCTGCATCTGCTTGATATCTTTTTCCTCGATCATATACTTTTTGGATATGGCTTCTGCTTGAGAGTCCAGGGCCTCGGAAGTATACCCTAAAGCAGCCTTGAGCTGTAAATTTGCTTGAGTAAGTTCTTTAGCCTTTTCACTAGCTCCTATGGTATATTCTTTTACCTTTTGGAATATCTCAAGGACTACGAATGCTTCTGTAGCAGCCTTACCAGCTGATACAAAAGCGTCCTTAACAGACTTTATACCAGACTCAACTTCTTCTTTTCCTACTAACGATATCTTTACAGGTATTTCTGCAGCCATAATTAATGCCCTTGTTTCATAGCGGTATATTTATTCAAACAATTTTCTAAATAAATCTTTGCTTGTAAAAACTTTGCTCCAAAGTCTCCGTACCTGGGAGGAGTTGACCATTTGTCTTTATAAGAGTCGTACTCCAAAATAAAACTTACTACCGATGATGGAATAAAACGCATTGGACAGTTATACCACTCCTCATCTTCATCTAGCCACCGTGCCGGAGTCTGTGTGGGCTGATCACAACCTAAATTCTCTTTTATATAAGGTGCATCCAGACATTTATCGCAAGAAAAACTTATAAGGCCTGAACGCAACCCGGCAATTATTTTAAACCCAACATCTCGATAGATAACAAACCCGATATCTTACGTATAAATCTTATAATCTGATCCTTCATGGCGGTATCAGGCAAAGATTTCCAAATATCCTTATCCATACCACCAGATGGTGCTGACTTATATTGTATCTCTTCCCCAGATCCTAGGTCAAATAAGTTTTTACATCCAAGCACACAACCTCTAAAGACTTCTTTATTCTTATCGATAATACATACTACCTCATCGGTAGTTGATGTCTCTTTAATAGACCCACCATTGACCTCTAATTGATGCTTCTCTTCTTGTCTTAAAGCTCGTACTGTAAAAGACACTTTATATTCAGACTTTATTACAGGTAGTTGATCAGGAGTAAATTCTATTGTCTGGTCAGATCCAAAAGGATAAAAACCAAGCAATTGTTTCTTGGTTTCTTCGTCTAAAATTCTCTTCGTAACACTCATTCTGTCTCTCCTTGTTAATTATAAGAAAAAAGGGGCTTGCACCCCTTTATTTAGTAAGCCTTTTTTACAGCTTTCTTTACTTTTTTAACAGCCGCCTTCTTTACAGGGGCTTTCTTCTTCTTATCCATATAAACTCCTTTCATTTCTCGTTAGAATATCTGGCCCGAACCGAGGCCTGGGCCTTCGCTTTACTATTACTTGATCCAACTACCTTACCAGTATCCTTACGGACTATCTTGTAAGGCTTTTTACCCGATTTCTTCTCAACTTTGTAAGGCATATTACTGTCTCCCTCCATTACATCAGTTAATAAAGACACTACCTAGGTCCTGGATCCAATTAATATTCCATACATAATAGAATCCCCAACTGTACTGTCCGATGCAGAAGTACCGTTAAGACTATTACGTAAACACCTGTAAGATCGCTCCGTACTTACATAACCCTCCCTGGATCCCAAAGTAGGTTGCATAAGCTGGGCATTAGGCACCTCAATTGTAATATGAGGATTAGATAATGCACTCTTAATTGTCACGGTCCCAGATACGGCATTGGATACCATATAATCAACATCATCAATACTCTTACGAGTATGGTAGGGATTAATAGTAAGTTTAGGATCTCTATCAGAAGTCACGTAAAATGCATAACCAGTCGTAGTAGCTTGATCAACAAATGGATTAACCGTTCCACCAAAGTCCAAGTTGAACTGGCTTACTTCAACCTCTTTGGTTGTTGTAGACCCATTAACCCTTGCAGGTACCGTAACCGTGTTGCTCAATAAGACTTCTGGTACGTTAGTATCCATTGCAGTCATTACTCGAGCATGAGCATTGGTTATTTCCATTGTACCTATATAAGCCGCTGAATACTTACCAGTAAGCATGTAGGGGTCACCTATCTTACCTACCGATATATTCGAGCCATTACCACCATGGGCCCCACAATAACGATATACAGTGCTTGTAGGGGCAAAGCCATTCTCCGGAGTAATAACCCATATTGTAGCAGTCACTTCATTACTAAAAGTATGAGGCAAGAATTCGATTCCAGTTGTTGTATACTTACGGACCAAATGACCCATAGTACGCATAAGCTTTGCCCAATTAGGCATTGTCGATGCACTACCAGCCCAAGCAAGCTTCTCGGTAAAACTTATTTCACCACTTCTTGCACCAGGAATGGATAGATCTCTACCTTCATCCCCAGACGAAAAACGTGATGCCTCATCATCCATATCAATCTTGGGTGCATCGGTAAGAGTCTTGAATCTACAGTTAAAATCAGCAGACTGTATGGCCATTTCTTGGCCTGGAATCAAGACCGAAGCACTATTAGCCATCGCATAAGAGTTTGCAAGTCCACCAGACCATCCTGCAGTTGTATCTGCAGCAATGTTAAGAGTAGCCGAATAAGTATATCCTATCCCATCTGCAAGAGGCGTAGCCGTAGCCCCAGAAATGGAAGTGATTACAAAGCGTTCCGCATTAGGTAAGCCATTGGCTCCCACTGCCCAGGAATTATCCTGTATAACGTATGGACGACCATCTCCCGCAGTAAACGGAGTCGTGGTCATAACCTTACAAGACACTGCAAGAGAAGTTGAAGAAGCACTGGCATCTGATGTCAGCAAGGCCTCCTCCACCGCTACGACAGCTGTCTTGTATACTTGGTTTAAAGCATTACTTGACATAGTAAACTCCTGTTAAGACCCAGCATACTGGGTCGGTGAAATTCGATCTTGACTGTAAACGACTTTCCACATGCTTCTTAATTGAGCAGTCTGTAACATATCGTTTCTTTTTATAGGCTCAATCTGGCTCGCAACATATAAAATGTTGTCACAAAGCCCATTGAGCTGGTTATAGATACCAAATAATTGCTTCAGATCATCATTTGCTTGACGCATAATAGACCTTATTGCAAAATTTGGATTAGAATCAAAAGCCGGTAATTCTCCAGACACTAGAATTGTAAACAGCACTTCATTTGTATAGTCATTACTGCCAATCCCAGCAAGAGTGTCCCGGCTTGTTTCCTTGTCGGCCAAAACATCTCGAGGGTCAATAATTGCCCTTGGGAAATCTCCAATAATCTCTTCCTCCTCATTGACAATTGACCAGTTGAAGTTAAACCCCTCAATCGTGGTCATACCAGCAATGAGTTGTGCCATCTCTAATTCTATGTTATCTAGTATTGTAGCCATTATATCATAATGTCAAAAGTGTTAGCCGACCGTGTGTAATTATTCTGCATTGTTCCAGATAAGATTATTTCATACGTCATCTTAGAGGCCAAGTTCTTGAGCTCATCCTTGTAAATATTGTATTTGTATTTCCATTTATCATTTAGCATATCATCATTGTTAAAACCGATGATATCCTGCGACACACGCTTACAAAAACAATTAATAAGCCATTGCGTGACCAAGTAATGTACAGGCCTAGTCGTCCTGTCCTGGTTGTTCATCGACGTAACATCAACACCAAAAGAATTGATAAAAGAAATGAACTCGGTAGCAGTCAAATCGTAATAATTATTGCTTAAATCAGGACGACTAGTAAGATATTGATCAGTCAATTTCTTGATAGTCTGGTCCGTAATATCTGTAAACGTTATCATCCAAGGATATATAGCCATTTAAAACCCTGCCTTGCTTATTGCGACTTTAATTGCTTCCTCAATCTTTTCCCGTATCTCGGTCTCACGCTTCATCAACGCATCATCCAAAAACTTATCTGGAGCCCAGGACCCATGCCCCTCATGCACGTAAATTCCATAATCTGCAATACCCGAATCCAAATAAACTTCACCGACTGTACCCTCATCATTGACCTTGGTCTGTACAGACTTCTCAAGGTTCCCAGTATTCCTGTAATAACGGCCTGAAGGCCGCACACCAGACGTAGACATGTAACGGTGATTCTTACGAGCCTCCGACTGGACCTCGGTAACCTGTTGCTTCATTTCCTGGCGTATACCAGCCATCAATGCTTGAGGCAATTCAGCAAACTTTGCTTCGATTTCATGAGTATTTATGTTTATGGATACCATGTATCTTCCTTAACAAATAAGAGTAGTGGCCCTTTCGAGCCACTACCACTTAATTATCCAAGTAACAATACAAGGTTTTGTGGGTTAGTTGCTGCAACTCCCCATACAAGACCAAACTCGATCACCTGCTGACGATATCCACCCCACAATGCCATCTGGTAAGATAGCTTGCTGTGTGGATCTTTGATGATCTTGCTATCAAGTAACACACCACCAGGAGTGTTAAGGGTAGGCATACGAGCTACCAGAGTGATAGCGTCGCGGCTAAAGGCCATGTTGGGCGTATAAGTTGACTGTACAACTGTTACCAATGTATTACTTGCAGTCGCTTTAACAAGACCTGGTGCATTGATCTTGAAAGTCGATGCCGAAAGATCTGATACGCATACGTATGTATGAGCAGTATCATTGCTAAACTGTACAAGATCACCTGCAACAATAGTTCCCGCTCCACCTGTAACCGTAATAGTCGTAGATCCAGCCAGATTGACCGCTGTAGTCTGGTCACCAGACACACCAGATGTTCCATAAGCCGATGTTGCCTTAATTTGAGCAGAAATACCACAATTAAGACCTTCAATCTCCCCAAGACTACCAGTGCGAAGCAGGTCAGAACTTCCAGCTTCATTCACTTTGTAAAGGTTACTCATGTTACCACGAATATTATAGGCCGCTTTAGGACTTACAATAAGGTGACGGTCAAACATAGGAGTACCATTCTCATCCATGGTCAACTGTACAGACGCAAAGTCTGTCATGTTATTTGCCGTTGCAAACGGTGTTACTCCAGCACTACCATCGGCCCGACAAGCATATGTATACAACCCAGAAATAGACGCTTCCACCTGATTACGAAGTTGACGAATGCTTTTTGCAACCTGGTCAGCGTAGTAATCACTGTAAATTCCACCAAGTTCCAACTGGTGCCGATCTTCTTCCGTGTACTTAAAGTTCGTAGCAAACGCATTGCTCATTGTCAATGTACCTGCTCCAGGAGTATCTCCAGCCCTATCGGGAGGAAGTAGACCAGGAGTAATAACATACGAACTTGAATCAATTGCGATTGGGTACGTAACAACCTGGTTAAGGGCTGCTTGAGCCAGACTTGCATTAATGTTTACGGCATTAATAAGGTCCGTAGGCTCGTTGTCGACCATGTTCAAACCCTTGAACAGCGTCGGCATAAAACTGGTAAGGGTATTTCCTGCACTCATGATAAATCCTTTGGTTTATAAGTTTATTCTTCTAATGCTCCACCAGACTTCATAAACCTGTATTGCTCCTCGGGAGGAAGGGCGTCGAAATCCTGGCGAGCCATTGATTGTCCTTGTACTTTGCTTTCCCCAGATGTCCGGGTACTTACATCTTTTCCACCTGATACCTGTTTCGTTATCGCTAAAGTCGGGTAAAGTTTACGCAAAGTATCGATAGCATTCTTACCTTTTTCCGTATGTAACGGTACGAACTCCTCATCATGATAAACACCAGGTATACCCTCTGGTGATACGGTAATCTGTCCTTTAGTAGTCCCAAGTTCCAGTAGCAAGTCCGCCGCCGGGCCAAAATGTTCGGCAAGCTTGCCCGAAAATGCGGCCCTGGCTTTCGCCATTTGGGCTTCTTTCGTGCTTGCTTCTGCTTGACTCTTCCAAGATTCCATCTCCTTATTAAGTTTATCTACTTTTTTAAGGACCGCCTCATAATCGCTTGAAGGCTTATAACCCTCTTTCGATTTCTCAAGCTTCTTGGTAAGTTGCTCTTCCAAGTCCGAGTCTGGATCCAATTCCAGCCTCTTTAGATTACCTGTAAGTTCGTTAATCTTTTTCTTCCTACCTATCGACTCCTTTGTAACCTCATTGAGCTGCTGCTCAAGGGCTTCGATTTCTTCTAACACACTAGCATCCGTAATCTTCTTCCTCACTTCTTCCGATAACATATCAAAGATCTCCTTGCACCCTACTGGGCACGGTAAAATGGTTCTGGCTCCTACTGGAGCTTATTAAACAACAACATATAAATAGAGTATTACTCTTCCGCTACGTCTTCTGGTACAGGGTCCATCCTGTCAAAGTCCTCATCCGTTGCATCTATATCCTCTGCGTCAACACCTTCAGGAAGCTTATAAACAGGAACCAGCTTACATAGGCAATTCGCGTGACTTGGAGTCTCTGGGCAATCATCTAAATCATAAACTCCAGGACCAGCCCCGTTATCCGCTTCCGCAAGACCACTGCATTCATCGCAATTGTTCTCATTCGCCCCAAGCTCATACCTTATTGCTACACAATCTGGATCATCAATGGCATTACGTAGCGACATAGCATTATAAGCCCGAGCCGTCTCGGTCCTTGCAAGCCTAAATGCATTGTACATGGCCTTCTTATCAACTGCATTCTCAATTGCCTTATCCAGGCCCATTTCATTGAGGTTTTCTGCAGCCTTAACCACTTTCAAATAAGCTTTATTCAAATCCGTTATCTGGCCATCATCCATCTTCTCAAGCAAATCAGCCTTGGTATTATTAAGCAGTCTTACAAAGTCCGCATAATCTGCAGTTGATCCAATAACAGCCCTAGCTCCTCGTTCCACGTCCCGTATCGCTCCTGCAATATCTTCTTCTGTAGTATAATTCGATAAATCTTTTACCAGACTAGTGAATTTACCTGCATTTTCTAGAGAAATCCTTATAGTTTCCACAACCTGGTCTTGCATCTGGAGCTTGGTAATACGTGTGGATAGAGGTGTCTTACCTGCAAATGACTTATTCAGAAACCAATTACGCTCAACTTTAGACATATGCTTCCAATATAAATCTATATATGTAGGGCATCTTCTACGTTATCCATGATAAGCTTTTCAAGTTTATCACGAACACGGTACTTGGCAAACACTTGCGAAACAACCAAACGTGGATTGACCTTCTTCCCAGGAACCATAATACCTTTTTTAATAGCACTCTTCAATGGCCCGGAAAATTCCTTCCACTTCTTGATAAACTTATCATCCAAATGTTTAGTAACGTGTTTCATATTCTTGACAAAACTTTTCGTAAATTTGCCAGTTAACCCCTAATTGCTCGGCCATTAACCGTTCAATGTTTGTCGAGAAAAAATGTTCTTTCTTGTAAGGTGCTCGAGGATCATCACCAGGCTCTTCCGTGGTCCACTTCTCTGCATCTCTTTCGGCTTCGAACATTTTATCAAACTTGGTAATGTCTTCTTCACGTATCCCTCGATTCTTGCAAAGATATTGCTCGACCATCTCATGGAGTGCAATTAAGAATTCATAATCTTCAGCACCCATATCCGTGACCTTGATCTGGGTACCCTTTTCATCATCGTAATAGTCGCCTAGGGTTTCGTACCTCTGATGTACGTAAGATATCGACTCAATATGGATAGGTTTCATTCTGTCTCTCCTATAAGTTTATTTTATAGCTTCAAATTTATCGAATTCCTCTCGAGCAGTATCAAATGTATCCTTGCGTAAGCATATACCATTGCCCTCAATCGAGTCCGCTACATCCAGACAATCCTTGATAGCCTCTTCCAAGGTATCACCCAGACCTACCACGGCCCCGATATCATTAGACCCATAAGATTGCGGTATAATGTAATCAACACCATCAATCTTACATGCCTTCTTAAGTTTTACATACTCTGCGTACTTGGGAGGATAATAAACAGCCTGGAAATTGTGTGTTGCCCAATCAGACTCCATAAGCAATTCTACACCATACTTGGCCCGGGCCTTGGGTAATATCATGTTGCCATTCGCACCTTCCCATATAACTTCACCCAAGTTTTCATATAAACAAAGGTATATTTCACCCGGAGGACAAGGGGTCCTAGCTGTAAAATCTATCATATAAGGTGTTTTTGTGTTATCTACCCTAATTTCCGTCGACATGAACCCTCGATATTGATAGTTTTTAAAGGTAGATGAGTACTTATCGTTCCACCCAGTAATTAGGGTAGATAAGTCTGAATAAGCGGAAAACTTACCTACGTAAGCCTTGTCTTTTATTTCAACTCCAGCAAGTACATACTCTGGATAAGCACCATCAATTGTCCATCCATCAAAACCAATTTCCACGGCGTCTGGGACTGGTTGCTCAACAACAAACTCTATAATATTTGCAAAAGGACCCAGACAATGTTCCATCTCATCGAGTTCGGGCTTAATAAGCTTGTAATTCTGGCTATGAAACGTCTCAACTGTTCCACGCCACTTGCTTATTTTGACGTAAACATCCTCATGCTTTTGCAGATAAACACGTAGATTAGTAAGACCAACAATGTTTTCCCACTTGGACACGGGCAAGCCAAGTTCCTGGGTATGTTCTTTGAGAAGGTCTCTTTCGAGCTCGAGTTCTTCTCCGACTCCACTTCCCCAGACAATCTCGCCTTGAGCTTTAAGCCATTCGATAAATGGGCCATTGTAAGTATCGGGAAAGACCCACAAATCAATCTCATCGTATATCTCCCATGGTGTCTCCACCACTTCTATATCTTTCAACCCATAGCCTATAAACGGCTTATTCATTTTTGGATAAGCATCTACCCAGCTAGGGTTGGTATAATAAACTTTAGAGTATTCCTGTGCCAGACGATGGGCCTGGGGCAAGTAATTACCACCATTATCAACCACACAACATACAACTTTATTTGTAGGTTTCATCATTTTTACCTATAATTTTATATGTAAAATATTCAGGGCTACCCAAGACGTTGCAATAGTACCCATACCAGCAACAATAATCCACATAAAACGCTTTATAGACCCTGTAACACCCTCTACTGCATCCAGACGTGAGCATACTGATGGATGACCATTCCCCATAAATAAGCACTTCTTGATCTCTTTAATGTCCGATTTAATCTCATTCAACTCTTGTAAGATTAATTCTTCATTCATTTAGGTACCTTCGCTTTCTTAAGACTTTTTTTGTTCTTCGCAAACTTATTCACCTTCTTGGGTTCTGGAGCTGGCTGTTCAGGAGGTTTAGCCATCGCAACCATAAAGTCTTCTGGTTGAGGTACTTGTGGATCCATAGGAGTAGGTTCTGGAGGATTATCTTTCATGGCCTGCTCTTCTTCAGCGTTAGCCTTGATCTCTTCAATAATAGGCATCAAGTCTTCATCGTCCATATCGTTAAATACAGATCTGGTTACTTGCTCAAGAGCCAAGGCCCGGGCCTTGGGTCCTGCATCTAATGCCAGATAATCACCATACATCTTGATGTCGCTATCCTTGTCAACTGGCGAGTAAGAGTCTTCGTATATTACGTCGTAGTCAAACTTTTCAGACAAAACATATAATTGAAACATGCAAGCTATAGCCTCTTCACACCTCTTGGCCATCAATGCCGTCTCCTTCAAAACAAATTCTTCGGCCCGGAAATCATAAGCCTGGGAAACACCAGACTTGGCTTGCTTAACCACTCCTGTAACACCCTGTTGCCCTGCTTGTGCATATAAATCCGCTTTAAGCGTATCAGTAGTAGTTGCTAACTCCTGATAAGGACCAATAGGAGGGGCTAAATAAAATGGTTGCTTGTGATTTACTCCGTCACGGTCTGGAGGTAGATATATACCCTGTAATGGGTTGATTGCTTGACTCTTGGTACTTTCATTGCCCTCATCCATCGGCATGCATAGAATAGGAAACATCTGGGCTCTTATAAGCCTCATCTGTGCCGAGTCGATATTATACAAGGCCCAGTTAGATTTCATCACGCTGTAAAAGTCCGGGTGAGGTAATACTGTACCATCTTCCACTTCCCCGCTGATAACAGGTAATACTGGGACCTCATTAAGGTTATATACCACTTTAGTACCTGGTATCTCCATAAGATTACTCGAGCCCTTGTCCCTACGCATCTTAACAGAATAATTCTTTGTCCAAAGCTTCCACCTATCCTGCATAATAGTTTCCCCAGTGTCTGGGTTCACTTCAGGTTCCTGGGCTTCACGGAAACATATCTGTACGATATGGGTAAACTCATCTACTTGTGTGTACTTTGTTTCTACCTGTTGGGGTAAACGCATGTAACAATAAGGATATAGACGGCCTTTAAGAGCATCTTGAGTCAAGACTGGAGTCTGGGGAAAATTATCTACTACAACAAAAGACACTCCAAGCATCCTTGCATGCTTGATAATTTTCTTTACAAACTTCTGGATATGGCTTTTACGGCAGTCACAATCATCCAAGAAATCATTCCACAATGGACATAGATGACCGTCCTCATCTATCTCACTATTGACCGTGGTCCTACGTGTTGCCCCAGATGCAAACACTGGTATGTAAGTAGCATCGACAATAGGGCGAAAGAAATTACGGTAAGGAGTGGTTGCTCGTCTTTCTAAAAATTGGTCGTCTTTCTCGACTTGGGACTTATGCAATACTGTACCATCCAGAAATCCACCCACGGCATAGTAAGCGTTATACATCAAAGAGTATTTCTCGAGGCGGAAGATAGGCGGGCCGTTAGGCGTGTTGCGTTGAGTACCAGTAAGATTGGTTGTAGTAGTCTGGGGTATATCTCCCAGGCTCACCGCGATCGGGGCATTGATCTGATCACCTGGTATATTGACCCCAACCCCGGAAGGAGCTAAAGACGTATTTTCATAACTTCCTTGATTTACTCCGGCCATAATATTTTCCTTATTTTTGATATAGGAATGGGTCTGGTCAAATGCACAATTTCATTCGCCAGAGCAATATCTTCTCTAGAAATGCCCTTTTCAAATACAGTAGCATTGACTACGGACGTAGTTGTATCCATTAGTAGATTTAATAAAATTAATAAAGTATTACTAGAAGATCTGGACGTTATTGTCCCATTTTGCAGACCCTAACGCACACCTTGTATAATACAACAATGCCTGGGACATAGCATCAACCCTATCCTTGAGAGAGCTGTTCGGAAAGTCCAAGATTTCTGGCAAGTAATGCGTACGGTTGTATGTATTATCAAAAATAAACACGTTGCCTGTTTCCCAAAGTGGGGCCACGGACTCGGCCCGGGCCTCTTTCCCACCAAACTTGGCTGGTAGGAACTCATATACAGGAAATTTTCTTCGTAGTATCTCGGTAAGAAAAAAGCCATTGGCCGCTTTCTCTATAACAATCATGGCTCCCCTATATTGATTTGCCAGACGCTCAATTGCATTGCAAGTTTCTATAGCTCCCATCCTCAATGTAAGATCATAGATCATATAATAATTTGGCCTCTTACGGCCCCATAACTGTATTGAAGCCGGGCAAGAGTCCTGGGTAGCACTAAATGAGGCATCAACCGATATAATAAGACCTTCCATAACAGGCATAGTTTCCTTCGTAAACCATCTAGGCCAAGTCTCCTTAAAGTAATTACCCCCTACCGTTCGAGGGCTCATAAGATACTGTCCTACGTAACCTCTCTGTAATGTTACCTTGTATCCTTCGAGCAAGTTGTGTGATAATCTGTATGGAAATAGAAGCCCATCTTGATAATACTTACCCAAATGAGGCGGGAAAACATCCTTTGATAACGTAGCTGGTAATATTATATACTTCCATCGGTCCGGGTACGTAGATAAGATATGTCCTGTAACATCACTCAAGTGCAAACGTTGCTGTACAACAATCTTAAGACCTATGTCGGGTTGTGCTAGTCTTGAGGGCATAGTCTCGTCAAACCAAGTAATAGTTTCATTTCTATGAGCCTCCGAATAAATTTGCTTGGCCGAGTTAGGGTCATCAAAAATAAGAAAGTCCGCATGAAATCCTGTCCCTACCCCAGACCCCGGGCCAGTAATCATCCTACGGCCACCTTTATCCGTGTCGTAGCCGCCTTCAGACTTGCCGATAAGGTTGTAGGATGATCCATAGAGGGTCTGGTACCAGTCGCTCTCTATGAGCTTCCTCGCAGCCTTGCAATGATCAAAAGCCAAATCGCCTGAATAAGATGTTGTTATAAATCGTCTGGAAGGATCAATAGCCCAGACCCATGCTGGAAAGCATATGGATATAATTGTGCTTTTAGCTGTGCCAGGAGGAACGTTAACAACTATATCTTTATCACGGGGTTCGTTATTTATAACACGTAAGGCTGAGTCTTGAATCTGGTCACAAATAAATTTGAAATGCCAATTATCACGGAATTCAGAGGTCCAGATCGAGGGCCAGGAATTGCGAAAGAAGTAATAGAAGCTCTTTCTACAGAGCCTCCGTTCCTTCTCCTGTAGAAGTAATAGACGTTCGATTTTCGATGTCCTTGAGCATTTTGTCGAGGTCATCATCTGGGACATCGTCGAGTTTTGTTCTGACATGTATATCCTGTTTTTGTTCAATGGTCTGTAAAGCTTTACCTTCCGTACGGTCAATAAGCTGGGTAATACTGTTTACATTCCCACGCATCCCGTCTTTAATAAGAGCTGCTACTAACCCATGATAAATATTCTTCTCATGCGTCTCTATTTTTATATGCTTTATCTTTTCCTGGCCATCATCCTCAATAACAGTATATTCCACATCCACTTTTTTCGCGGACATCATCTTACGAGCCACTTCGGCGAACGTCTGGGCAAGCTTTGGTCTTCCGTGAGGATTACCTGTCTCACCCTTTTTAAATCTATGGGGTTGATTTTTGATTTTCTCTTGTTTTACTTCATTATCCATGGTATAACTCTGAATATTAGTAGAATATTAATCCTCAAAAAGATTCCCAGATACAATCTTATAAGATTTTGGTGCGTATGACTGGCCCAGGCCCATTGATGACGCTCGATGAGGCGCATTATGATATCAGCCTCATTTAAGCGGTTAGAATTTAAAGATAAGAATCGGATGTAACATTACTAGCCCCCACGTCGAGATCTATGACAGTTAGTCTCCGTTCTTTATAATTTGGCTGTCTGGTGGCTTGATGACAATCATGACATAGCCAATGTACGTTTAGCCAATTTTCTGGCTCATAACCTTTGTAGTGATGAGCCTCGAGTGGAATTTCCTGATGGCAATAGTCACAAGATGATGACTTAGAAATAGCAGCATTTATACGAGTAAGCATATGATTGATTGCCCACCTTGCCCTTGTTTCGAGTCCGTGTCGAACCCTATAGCGTCTTAAAGCTGCAGCCTGACGACGTCTATAGTGTGTAGCAAGATCTGGATCTTGTAAGAGTTCTTGTATGTGTTGTTTAGACTTTACTCTACCTACCCGTGCATAAGATTCTTTCTGGGCTTTCCTAAAACAGACAACGCAGTAATTCTGTCTACCTGTCCTCGACGACTTATTCCTATAAAACTCCGACTCGAGCTTGATAAGCTTACATCTATCGCACTCAATCATGATTTCCTCTTTCTGTCTAAAGAGTTATTAAACTATTTCACTTATGAGTAATATATTAATAGATTATGAATTTTATAGATGATAGAAAATCACTTTTTCGCAATGGTAGGAA